ATTACTGTTCCATCAGTCAAAACGGCACTTTCCATTTTAACTTCTTCGTTATTGAAATTGAATTTAGACATCAATTCTCTAACTTCTTTGATTAAATCTTTTGTGTTCATTTTTATATAAATTAGTTTTATGTGTTTTTTGTTGCATTTTTTAAATGATTTTCTAAAATCTCTTTCAATTGTGAAAGAAATTGTATCTCTGCATTGATAGGAAAATTGAAGAATCCTTCAACACTGAACCCATTCCAAGTACCATCTTTGCATTTTGCCCATACTTCTTCGTCTTCTACCAAATAAGATACAAACCAACTACCATCTTTTGCATCTTCAAATCCTTTTGGTGGCATAATTCCACGTTCAAAGTCTAACAAATAACTTTCAAATAGTGTGCATCCGTCAATAGGTTGTGCGTGATCGGTGTTTACTGCGTTGTATTTGTTGTTTAAAGCCCACTTTTTGGCAATTTTAAAGATAGTTTCTTTGTCAAATACTACATAATATTCGCCTTTTTCAGCATCACGTCTATAAATAGGCAAGTCCGAATACATTGCTGCACCAGTAATGATGCGTTTTTCTTCGTTTTGAATAGCAAACTTTGTTTTATTTAGTTTACTTTCAGCCCATCTCAATGCTTCTTCACCACCCCAACTATCATACATTAATAAACCACAACCATCGTCATAAGATTTGCTACTTTTTAAATCTACTTTGTGACGTGACAAATAACTATACATTCTTTGTATGGTGTCCATTGAGATATTTTCACCCTTTGCAAGTTGATTTGCACGTTGTTTGCCAACATCAGTACCACAACTACCCCACCCATTTTCTTCGGTATATTTCAACACCTTTTGTGCGTTGTTTTTTACTGCTTCGGGGTAATCGTTGTATGATTCAAATTGGTCGTTAAATGCTATGAAGTTCTTTTGGATTGCAGGATTTTCAACAAGCGAAATGAAATCGATTCCACTTTCAAAGTCTAACTCGTCAATTGATAATTTGTATATTGGTAAATCCATATTCTATAAATTAGTATTATTAAATATTTGTTGCATTATTCTACTACACTTATTGCCTGGTTATTGCTTACCCTACGTTGTGTTCGTGTTATATCGCCTTCGGTTACGTACACTTGTCTATTTTGAGTAAGTGAATCGTTTAAATTTAAGTTGTTTTGACGTGGTGCAAATGATTGCATTGTGCCTTGTCCACTTTGTTGTGATGGTGTATTACCATTTACACTTTTACTTTCAAATTTAGTATCACTAATTTTCTTTACTGATGCAATACCCGTTGCAAGTGCTAACCCCGCATTTATAAATTGTTGACCAGGAAACAAAGGTACTGATGTTAATGCAGCCGTTACACCTTGATAAGTGTTTACAATTGCTTGTGCTATTTGTGCTGCTTTGTTTACTTCAAATGCTTTCTTTTGGTCTTCTTCACTTGAACTTGCAAACGCACTATAAATATTTGCAATTGCGTTTAGTGAATCGTTGATTGCTTGGAATTTTGCAGTTTCAATTTCTTTTTCTTTGTCTGCTTTTGATTTTTGTTCTGCTAAATCTTGGTCACGAATAGCACGTTTTTTGTCAAGTAATTGTGTTTCAATTGCAGTTGTATCTTCATTAAACTTTTTCTTTATAATTAACTGGTCTTCTAAACTCTTTATTTCTAAATCTGCAATTTCTTGATTTGTTTTTGCTTGGTCTGCTAAATCTTTATCACGAATTTTTACAAAGTTTATTTGTTCTTGGTATTGCTTTTGCGTTGCTGCTAAATCTGCTGCAATGAATTTATCACGATTTGCCTTTGTTTCTGCTGCAAGTTTGTCGGCATCTGCTTTTGCCTTATCGTTAAAGTCTTTTGTTACTTTTGATATTTCTGCATTACGAAGTTTTAATATTTGTGCTTCAGTATAACCTTGTTCACGTAATCCTTTTACTTTAATATCAAATGATGCGTTTGCTGCTGCTTGTATTTGTGATAATGTAGTTTGTTCTATTGACAATAAAGTTGCCCTACGTTCCAAAGCGTTTGCAGTTTGTTTGTCAAAATCTGCTTTGCGTTTGTCTGCTGCATCTTTCTTCGCTTTGTCATCTGCATCTGCTTGTTCTTTAATGTACTTTGATTCGTCAATTTCTAAAATTGCAAGTGCGTTTTTAGTATCGTCAATTATTTTACCCCACTCTTTTTCGTTATTTTTGCCTAAATTTTGACGTGCTTGGTTTAACTCATTGCTTAACTTTTGACGTTCTTTTGCGTATGCACCCAATTTGTTACCTTGTGCTTCAAGTAGTTTTGCTTCACGATCTAACTGGTCGTTGCTTCTTGAAGTCGTTTTGTTAAGTTTTTCTAATGCCCTATCTTCGGCACTTGTAACACCAATCCAATCCGTAAAACCTTCTACCAATGCACCTACATATTTTGCAAATGTGGCTAAACCTGGTACTGCATTCAATACTGCTTTTTTGATTTTGTCAAAGTTGGCAATAACATAACCAAGTGCAGCAACCAATAACCCAATTCCAAGTGCCGACATAGCCCCTTTCAAAGTGCTAAACGATTTTACTACATTACCTTTTACTTCACTTGCAAGGGTTTTAAATTGTTGTTGTACCTTACCAAGTCCTTCAAGTCCATCGGCAAGTGCCATTGCACCTTGTACTTTTACAAGTGTCTTTTGCAAATCTTCGCTTTCACTACCAAACAATGCCATTGCACCTTGTCCCGCTTGGAATCCACGTGATATTCCTTGTACAACTGTTTGTACTTTTGCAAATTTATCAGGGTTTAATGCTTTGATTCGGTCGTTGAAGTCATCCATTTTGTCGGACAAATCTGCGACTTTCTTTTGGGCTATAATTGCTTCATCCGAAAACTCACCAAATGTGATAACCATTTGTTGTGCTTCAAGTTTTGCTTCACGTAATTGTGTTTTAAAGTTCTTAACTACTGTGTCTGCACCACCTTTTGGTAATACTTCTACTTCTATTGCTGCGGTTGATTTTGCCATTTATGGTACGATTACGTAATATTTTGTTCCTGTGGAAATAAATTGATGTGCTTCTTTGTTATTTGTAATTGTGTGACTTGTTGACGTATCTATTAAAATAGAACCATCACCAGCAGTTACAGTTATTGTATGTGGATTACCTAATTTTTTAACTACAAATATTTTTCCCTGATTAGTTGACGGGTTAGGTAAAACTATCGATATATTGGCAGTCATATCGCATACAATTAAATAGTCATCATATACACACGTATAAGGGCTATTCGTTGCGTTAATTTCTATTACATTACCACCACAAGTATATGCACCTCGTTGTGGGAAATTGTCCATATAAACTTTGTTGCTTTCAACTGCCGTAAAATCATTACAGTTGATTGCAGTTACATATTCAAAGCCATTTGGAATGTTTACACGTTCACCAATAATTGTAGAATATCGTGCAGTACTTACATTGTCATTACCAATTGTAACTGAATCTAAACTATCTAAATGCGAATTACCTATATTTATTCCACCACTACCAACTGCCGTAAATCCTACCGGTGTTCCTTTCGGGAATTTGTCACTCAATACATCTACACTACCAATACCAACATTCTTTTTGGTTGCAGTTGTTGGTTGGTAATAAGTCACCAATAAAAACTCACATAAATAAACACCATCTTGCAATGGGTTGTAATCACTTATTTTATTCAGTCTCCAATATTGACCTTCAAAAAAGTACAAGTCTTTAAATTGCAAAGTGTACCAGTCATAAGGTGTAATTCTAAAATATGCACGTAGAATTTTGCTATTTTTATCGGTGATTTCTTTAATGGTTTTGTACCAATAGACATTTACCAGGTTTTGGTTTGAGTAATTTAACCCCTTACCACTAATCACGTTTAATGGCATACCAAAGTTCAAGTCAAATTGCATATTGTCTACATCGTCAATGTGTAGAACCAATGGATATTTTGTAAAGTTTGGTGTGTTAGTAGGGTTAGTTTCGTACACTTCATAAATCGGTGTAGTTTTTACCCCACCAAAATAAAGACATCGTAATTGTCCTTTGTCGTTATTGCTATTGAAAATGTATGAATAGTATCGTTTAGAATCATCTGCCTGAAACAATACAGTAGGTGCAAAAGTTACTTCAATTTTCTTTTCTTCTTTTACAAAATCATTGTCAACACGTACAATCCTATCACCATAAATGCGTGAAGTACTTTGTTTGTAATCTTTGTTGTACTGGTCTTGACCTTCTTTGAATGTAAACGTGTACGGGTTTGCTTCTAAATTACCCATTGGAACTATTTGCACATTTTGTGAGTAGTCAAGTTTCTTTGTCCAATCTTTTGTTGATCCATTATAAAAGTCATCACGTGGCACGAATCG